GCTTAGTCCCGCCCTCTTTTTATGGCTAGACGAACTATCATAGATCACACACTTGGTTACAAACATGAGTTTGCTACTGAGGATGATAAAGTCGTTTACCACACTACCCAAGACGTGCAACCAGTCTTAGAACACGTCAAACAATTAAGTTACAATAAACCAGGGAAAGATTTACGTCACGTTGCGGAAGTTCCTATGGTAATATATCAACAAGCCATGCGTGAAGGCTGGGCTAAGGACCAGAAGGCATGGAAAAAATGGTTGAACAATCCAGATAATAAATTGTTCAGAACATGGAAAGGTAAGGTATGACATATTCAGAATTAAAAACCAACATAGCAAATTACTTAAATAGATCTGACCTAACTGGTCAAATGGATATGTTTATTGATAATGTTGAAGGCGAAGTTAATAGAAGAGTAAGACGTAAAGAAATGATTAAAAGAGCAACAGCAACGGCTGATGCACAATACTTATCACTGCCTACCGATTGGTTAGAAGGTATTAATGTTGAAATAACATCCAATGACTTTTCACCAATCCTACAACAGTCTATTGAAAGTTTAGACATTTACAGAAAATCAATTAACAACAAAACAGGACAACCTGTGTATTTTGCTTTTGTCGATGACACTATGGAATTAGCACCAACACCAGACACTAGCTACACATTACAATTAACTTATTACAGCAAGATAGATGCACTAAGTGATAGCAACACTAGCAACTTCCTATCCAACAATCATCCCGATGTTTATTTGTATGGTGCTTTAAAACACGCTTCTATCTATTTAATGGAAGATGAAAGGGTCGCAATGTTCTCACAGCTCTTTGAAAAAGCCTTAGAAGAACTTAAAATGGAACAAGAAAAAGCAGAATTTGGTAAAGGCTCTCTTATGCAAAGAAGAAGGTCTTATGGCAAAGCTAAGAAAAACGTTTATTATTGGAGTAACAACTAGGAAGTATTATGGCAGGATTTTCAGATTATTTAGAGGACAAAGTTTTAGACCATGTATTTGGTGGTAGCGCTTACACAGCACCATCAACATTATATGTGGCATTATATACTGTAGCACCAAGCGATACAGGCGGTGGTACAGAAGTTTCAGGTGGCGCTTACGCACGACAAACTGCTACATTTTCTGTTTCAGGCACAGACCCAACAACAGCATCCAATACTGCTGCTATAGAATATCCAACCGCCACAGCAGATTATGGTACCGTTGTTGCCGTTGGTGTTTTTGATGCTTCAAGCTCAGGCAACCTACTAGCTTACGCTAACCTCAGCACATCAAAGGTCGTATCTTCAGGAGATATATTTAGATTTAACACAGGCGATTTGGATATAACTCTGGCATAACATCATGGCCACCATAGGCTACGGTAGAGGGTTTTATAGCAGATCCAAGTGGAATGATTTAGATGGCCAGTTTAGTGCCACAGTCTCCGCAACCACAGATTTTTCCGCAGTACCAAGACAGGTCAATACTGGTGTTGGTAATATATCAGTAGTTTCTAATTTTATAGCAGTTGGGACACAAGTTGACTTAGCCTTAGCCACCATTGCAGCAGTTTCTGATTTTGATTCACAAGGCTTTATTAAAGCAGGTGGCGCATCCGTTATTGTTGGTGTTAGTGATTTTGATTCAACAGGGTTTTTAACATTAGGTGGTGTTGGTGTTGTGCCAGGCGTTAGTGATTTTGACAGCACAGGACGAGCAACTTTTGCAGGCGCTGGTATTTCCAACCAAACAAGTAGTTTTTCATCACTCGGTAGTTTAAAATGGGAAGGTGAGACTGTAGGAGCTGATATATGGACACAGCAGACAGTATCAACAACATGGACAAATCAAAGTAATCCAAGCACAAGTTGGGATGAAAAAGATAAACAAGAGGTAGCATAAATGGCAGATACAACAACAACCAATCTTAGTTTAACCAAACCAGAACCAGGGGGTTCTGAAGATACTTGGGGTGATAAGCTCAATACCAACTTAGATACTTTAGATGCGATCTTTGGCGCAGGCGGGACAACCGTATCTATGGGTAATGTTTCTGTCGATCAGTTGGATCTAGGCGACAACGAAAAGATTAGACTAGGTGCTAGTCAAGATTTAGAAATCTATCACGATGGTTCACAAAGTTTAATTTCGGAAACTGGTACTGGTAACTTATCCATAAACGGAACAAGCATTAATTTCAATAATAATGACCTTGGTGGTCGCTATGCTGAATTTGTTAGCAATGGTGCAGTTAATCTTTTCCACGCAGGAAGTAAAAAGTTTGAAACAACCTCATCAGGGATAGATGTTACTGGTTCTATGACTGCTTCAGGAATTGATAATTTACTTTACTTACAATCAGGAGCAACAGGTACACCAACTCTTAGATTTGAACAAGGCACTACAAGAAGAGCATTTTTAAGATATCAAAATGCTGGTCAGTTCGACATTATTAATGAGTATGGTGATGTTGCATTATGGACTGGAACAAGTGGTTCTGAAAGTCAAAAAATGACTGTAAAACAATCAGGCAACGTCGGTATAGGAACTACTTCGCCAGAATCAACTTTAGAAATAGCAAAATCTGACCAAACCAATGGTGCTACTTTAAGCATCACTAATTCATTTATTGGTAATAATTGGGAAGCTGGAGATACAGTAGGCACTATTAACTTTAGAACTGATGATTGGTCAACATCAGAACCAATAAGAGGACAAATAAAAGTATTTGATGATGCTTCTAATGGCACAAATACATATCCTTTTGCAAATGCTATGTCGTTTAGCACAGGTTATGTAAATACCCTAAATGAACGTATGCGAATAGACAGCTCAGGCAACGTCGGCATCGGAACTACTTCGCCGGGAACTACTCTTCATGTTGCGGGTGCAAAAACTAATTCAGATATATTAAGAATAGCAAACACACAAAGTGCTGATTATGTTCAAATAGGCATGGTACAAACTGATACAGATGGCACTCATCATAGGGCTTATATACAAGCAGCTAGAGATGCAGGTGGTGGTCAATATTCAGGTCAACTTAAACTTATGACCAGAGCTGCAACAACTGGTTCTCAAGTTGAAGCTATGACATTAAGAGAATCAGGCAACGTTGGTATCGGAACTACTTCGCCAAGCAGAAAACTTTCTGTTGTAAACGGCGTAGCTGGATTTGGCAACGGTACTATTGAAACTATTATTAGTTATTCTGACCGTGGTATTTTTGGAACTCAAAGTAACCATGATTTAGAAATACGCACCAATGGCTCAGAAGCCATGAGAATAGACAGCTCAGGCAACGTAGGTATAGGTCAGTCTACAATTATTGGCTCATCATCTGGTCGTGTTGCTTTAACAATGGGTGGTTCGACTTCTTCTATTATTACTTTTGGAAACAATGGAACAAGATGGGGAGGCATTTATGCTTCTGCAACCGACTATAGTATCTTTTCTGATTCTTTAATGCGATTTGAAGCAGGTGGCTCTGAACGCCTAAGAATAGACAGTTCAGGCAACGTCGGCATCGGGACTACCACAATGCACGAACTATTTAATCTGTCTGGTACTGATGGTTCACGCATTTCTTTTGAAGACCAAGGAACTCGCAGATACACACTAGGTAATGAAGGTACTGCATTTAGCATATACGATGCTTCAGCTAGTTCTGAACGCCTAAGAATAGACAGTTCAGGCAACGTCGGGATAGGAACTACAAGCATTGATGAAAAGTTGCACGTTGAAGGGTCAGTTAATAATGCTGACGTAGCTATTAAAATTGAAAATAATTATGATGATAATTTATCCACATCAAGACCTGCAGCTGCTTTAAAATTTGTAACAGCAAGTAATAATGGTCACTTGAGAGTTTTTGGAGCACCTGCTGATACAGCAGCAAATCACCAAATAGATTTAGGAAGTACAGCAGGGGGTTCATTCATAACCTTGAGTCCTTCTGATGCTGAAGCCATGAGACTAGACAGTTCCGGCAACGTCGGCATAGGAACTACTTCGCCTAGTTTTAAAATTGATGTTATAGATACAGGCACACAATTAGGAAGCACAGGATACTATGCTAATTCTAGGTTTTCAGATTCATCTAATGCTGGTGTATTTTTAGGTCATAACGATACTGCTAATGGCAGTGGGATGATTGCAGGTATTAATAAACTAGCTTTCTTAACTTATGGCACAGCTTGGGGCGAAAGAATGATTATTGACGGCTCAGGCAGATTAGGCATCGGCACGACTTCGCCAAGTGCAAAACTAGACGTTGCAGGTGAAGCTTTAATTCAAGGGCGTTTACAAGTAACATCTTCTGCACCCGAAGTGTTATTTAGTGTTCCTGCTGGTGGTTTAGACAGTAGAATACATAATGATGGTTCAGGCAATTTTATATTTGGAACAGGTACAAACAGCACAACTCCAACAGAACGCATGAGAATAGACAGTTCGGGCAGATTAGGCATCGGCACTACTTCGCCATCTCATAAGCTAGATATTGTTGGCGGTGGTTTAGAAATTACACAAGAAGAAACTACTGATGCGATTGCTATCTTAGATTCTAATAATTCAAATACTAAATACTTTAGTATTCAAGGTGATAATGGTGAATGTAATATTAATAACCCAGCAGGAGACCTTATTTTACAAAGAGGTGGTACAACTAGATTAACTTGTACTTCAAGTGGAGTTGCTATTAATGGTGCTTTATCTAAATCATCAGGCTCATTCAAGATTGACCACCCACTCAAACCAGAGACCCATCATCTTGTTCACTCGTTTGTGGAAGGCCCACAAGCTGATAATATTTATAGAGGTGTGATTGACTTGCACAAAGGTAGGGCTACTATTGATTTAGATGAATGGTTTGGTATGACAGCAGGTACATTCTTAGCACTTAATAGAGATATCCAAGCTTTTGTTAATAATGCAGATACTTGGGATTTAGTCAGAGCAAAAATAATGGGATCGCAACTTGTTATTGAATGTCAAAACCCAGAATCAAATGCACAAGTATCTTGGTTAGTGATAGGTGAACGACAAGACAAAGAAATACATGAATCATCACTAACAGACGATCATGGTAAGATTATTATTGAACCAGAAAAAAATATAGAAAACTAATGTATAATTTAACAAATATAAGGAAATAACTATGCCAGCATATACAACGAATTTAAACTTAACCAAACCAACGGTCGGTGGTGATACCAACGTTTGGGGTGGTTATATCAATGGTAATTCAGATACTGTCGATGGGATCTTCGCTGATGCGGGGAACGGGACCAGCGTTGGCCTTAACGTTGGCTCTGGTAAAACTCTAACGGTTGGTGGCACGCTGACATCTTCAGGGTCCGCTAGTTTTTCCAATATTGATGTCAATGGCGGTGCAATAGACAGCACACCAATCGGAGCAAACACCACATCAACTGGTGATTTTACCCAAATAACAGCTACTACAGCTTTTTTTAGAACCAATGCGTTGGTGGTTTCAAATACCGATAAAATTGGTATCGGTGTCACAACACCTAATTATTTATTAGACATTGCTTCAGCATCAAATGGCGATATTGTTAATGTTTACACCACAGGGACAGAAGCTCTTGTTCGAGCTGACACCAGCGCAAGCAATCCAGTTTCTTTTGGTGCTGACAACGCTGGCGATTTTATTATCAAAACAGGCTCAACCCCAACCAAAAGATTTTCGATAGGAGATACTGGAACTGGTAGTGTTACTTTACATACTGGTAGTTTGTTTCTTGATACTGCAAGTGCTGGTATTTATTTAAAATCACCAAATGGCACAGAATTTAAAATAACAGTAGATAACTCAGGGAACTTGGTTGCTACCGAACAATAATATATAATCACAAAATAGGAGTAAATATGGCTATATCATACGAATGGAACTGCAAACAGGTAGATTACTACCCGTCACACGGTGATGAATCAGACGTTGTTTACAACGTGCATTGGCGCTTAAAAGGCGTTGATTCAGAAAATGATTCTGAGGGTAATCCTTATTCAGCAGAAGTGTATGGCTCACAGTCTTTAGATGTTTCAGATCTTTCTAGCTTTGTTGCTTACGCTGATTTAACAGAAAGCGTAGTACAAGGTTGGGTTGAAGCAGCTATTGGTTCTGACGAAGTTGCTAATTTAAAAAGCAACTTAGATGCACAAATCGCTGAACTAAAATCACCATCATCTGTTTCAGGCACAATAGGAAGTTAAGTGAATGGCATTAATTCCTATCACCCCACCAGCAGGTATCGTTAAGAACGGTACTGATTATACTAATAAAGGTCGTTGGGTTGATGGGAATTTAGTGCGTTTTGAAAACGGTTATTTAAAACCTATTGGTGGTTGGGACTTACTAAGAAACACAGCATTAGACGGCACACCCATAGGGATGTATGCCTATACCGACAATAGTGGTGAACCAGTTTTAGCGGTTGGCACACGAGAAAAAGTCTATGTCTACTACACAGAAACCTGGTACGACATTACCCCATCAGGCTTTGTCAACGATTCAGTCGTTGGCACCACAGGTTTTGGTTCTTACGAATTTGGTGAAGAAGATTTTGGTGACGCTCGCTCAACCTCAACACTATCTTTTCCCACCAACAGCTTTACTTTTGACAACTGGGGTGAGGAGCTAGTTTTTTGTTTTGCTGGCGATGGCAAGCTTTATCGCTGGCAACCCAGCGCACCAAGCACGATAGCTTCAGCGATTTCTAACGCACCAACTGGTAATATCGCAACCGTAGTGTCCAATGAACGACATTTATTTGCCCTTGGCTCAGGTGGCGATCCTCGTAAAATTGCTTGGTCAGAACGAGAAGATAACACCAACTGGACATCTTTGGCCCGTAACACAGCTGGTGACATTCAAATCCCCACAGGCGGACAAATCCTTTACGGTCTCAAATACAAATCCGATATTATTGTTTTTACTGATATTGGTATTAATAGGGTCTACTACTTAGGTGCGCCTTTTACCTACGGTATTGCCGAAGCAGGCACGAATTGCAAAGCTATCTCCGTGCGTTCGATCGTTCAGGCGGGTGATTTTGTTGCCTGGCTGGGTGAAAACTCTGTCTTTGCGTATGATGGCACGGTGAAAGAAATCCCGTGCGAGGTGCATGATTACATTTACAACGAAATGTCAGAGCTATACAGAAAATCATGTTGGGGTGGTCACAATCAAAACTTCAATGAGATCTGGTGGGGTTTTCCATCAGGTGCTAATCAAACCACACCAAACAAATATGTTATTTGGAACTATCGAGACAATACTTGGTCAATAGGCGAATTAGACAGAAGTTGCTGGGTCGATCAAGGTGCGTTTGATAAACCAATCGCTGGCGATTCATCTGGTTTTATTTACGAACACGAATCAGGTGTTTTAACAGGTGAGCTAGATCCATTCTGTCAATCAGGGCCATTAGAAATAGCTCAAGGCGATAGGTTGGTACAAGTCAATCAAATCATTCCAGACGAAGAAGCCAATACTTTGCCTGGAGTAAGTATTAGTTTTACTGGTAAATTTACGCCATTAGGTAGTGAGACAAACTTTGGTTCGTTCACGTTTGAGAACGATGGTTATACCGATGCTCGGTTCTCAGCTCGACAAGTAAAAATGAAAGTGACTAGAAACAGTCAACAAGACTTTCAATTAGGACAAATTAGATTAGACGTTAAGCCAAGAGGTAAAAGATAATGGATTTATCATCACAACGACAATATATACAGCGTGCTATTAATGCTAAGTTAGATGTTGGCACAACAGGTTCTTTGCAAACTATATACACCTCACCATCAGGCGGTGATTTTGATTTTGCTATTGTTGAATCATTGTTAGTTGGTGATGATGGCAACCAACAGACTAATGTTGATATCGTTATTACTTCTGGTGGCACAGATCATTATTTATGGAAAAACCACAATATTAGTGCTTATGCTACCGATGAAATGTTAAGTAGAAGTTTAATTTTAACCGCAGGTGAAATACTAAAAATACAGGTCAATCACGCTAATATTAATGTGACAGCCAGTATCGTTGAATATGCCAAAGGAAACTAAGACTTGGGAAAGTGAATGGCCCAGATGCAAACCTTACATTGAGAAGGCAGTAAAGTATCAAGATTCCTATACAATAGAGGATATAGAAGATAAAATAAGGCAAGGAATATTTCATTTATGGCCTGGTAAGAAATCAGCCATGATTACAGAGTTCGTCATATTCCCGCAAGTAAAAGCCATGAACTTATTATTTTGTGGTGGAGATTACGAAGAACTCAAAGAAATGTTACCATATATAGAAGAGTTCGCTCGTAGAGCAGGCATCAAAAGACTTTATGGCGGTGGTCGTAAAGGCTGGACTAGAAAGTTAGTTAGTCTAGGTTTTGAGCCAGAACATTTAATTAGAAAAGAATTATGAGTAAAGGCAGAACAACAACAGAAACAGAAATTCCAGCATACCAAGAACAAGCATATAAAGATTTATTTTCTGCTGGTAGGCAAGTTTCAGGCTTACCATTTGTCCCATATACAGGACCTATGGTGGCTGGTTTTTCACCAGACCAATTGCAAGCTTTTGAAGCTACTAGAGGTTTGTTTGGCCAAACCCAAGCATTTAGCCCAGTTAGTCAATTACAAGAACTAGCACAAACACCACTTAATGTTAGCGCTTATATGTCACCTTACCAAGAAGCGGTTATCGACCCAGCTTTGCGTGGTATTCAAGAACGTCAAGATGTGGCTCAACAAGCTGCTCAAGAAGCAGCTCTTAAAGCTGGTGCGTTTGGTGGGTCACGAGGAACTATTTTAGAATCAGAAGCGCAAAGACCATACATTCAACAAGCAGCTGATACCGAAGCAGCTTTGAGACAAGCTGGCTTTGAGCAGGCAGCACAATTAGCTGCTCAACAACAAGGTTTCCAAGCTGGTTTGCTGGGCGATCTCTACAGCCAACAGTTGCAAGGTCTTGGTATGTTAAGTGGTATTGGTGGTCAACAACAAGCCCTACAACAACAAGCATTAAGTGCAGCCCGTGGTGAGTTCGAGCGTGCGTTGGGTTATCCAGGACAACAATTAGGTTATCTAACAAGCGCTATTAGTGGTGTACCATTAGCTGGTCAATATGAAACCGAACAATATAAACCTGGAACTGCTGAACAACTACAATCAGCAGCAACAACTATTAGTGCATTGATGGCTTTATCTGATGAAAGATTAAAAGACAATATTACTCTTGTTGGACAATCTAAAGGTCACAATATCTACACTTGGACTTGGAATAAAATGGCACAACAACTAGGCATAAACAGCCCAACAATAGGTGTTCTTGCTCAAGAAGTTATAGCAACAAACCCAGATGCAGTAATAAAGCATGACAACGGTTACTACATGGTTAATTACGGAGCTTTATAAATGGCTAATATATTTCAAAAAATTGGTAGTGCTTTTGGTCAATATGGTATGAATGATAAAATGGCAACCGATGATTTTGTAAATTTACCAAAAGACCAAAAAAGAGCTATGCAAATGCAAGGTTTGCAAAAATTTGCTGATGCAATGGGGCTTGTTGCTGCACAACAATCTGGCGATCCTAGAAGAATACAATTAGCACAACAAACTTTATTGCAAAAAGAAGAAGAAAGACAAACTAAGTTGCAAGAAAAAGAAATTAATAAAGCCATCGATGCTGCCAATATACCAGAATCGCAAAAACAATTATTAAAACAATTAGACCCTAAAACACAAGCGTCTATATTGTTTAGAGAACCAGAGCCAGAGCCAGGTAAACAAGCTATTATTGATAGTATTTTAAGAAAAAAATTATTAGGTGAAGAATTAACTGAACAAGAAAATCTATTATATCAAGACCTTGTTTTAAGGCCAACTTATCAAGAAAGAGTAATTGATCCAAGATATCGAACACAAGGATTTAGTGGACCATCACAATCAAGTTCTTCTGTCATACCAACAATTACCACAGAAGAACAATTTAATAACTTGCCATCAGGCTCACAATTTTATTTTGAAGGAAAATTACAAACAAAAGAGTAGGGAAGAATGAATGGCAGAGCAAAAACAACCAATCAAATCTTTTAAAGAATTACAAAGCTCTCAACAAGTAAAAAAAGTTTCTTCTTTCAGTGAATTACAGAAACCAACAGGATTTGAAAATATTGCTTACCGTACCGTTGTTGGTGCATTAAGAGATGCAGGACAAGCAACCATTGAGTTTGGTGACTTTCTTAATCAAATAAAAAATCCAACTTATCTATCTAATATTCTTGGTTTAATCGAAGCAAAAAGACGTGGTATGCCAGAAGCAGAAAAAGCTCTTACAGACTATGTAACACAAAAAAAAGAACCATCCATTACTTTACCAGAGGTGCCAGAACCAGAAGGCATTGTGCCACAATTTGGTAGAACACTTTTACAATATGGTGTTCCATATGCAGGCACAAGAAAAGCTTTATCTGATGCTGGTATAAAAATAACAAAAAAAGCTGGTGAAAAACTTTTTTCTAAAGATCAGTTTATTAGAACTGGTAAAGAAATAGCTTTAGGTTCAGCAGTAGAACAGTACGCATTTTCTCCAGAAGAAGAAAGATTATCTAATTTATTACAAGAAGTTGCACCTAATGCTGTGTTTGAATTTTTACAATCAAACCCAGATGATCCAGAAACATTACAAAGACTTAAAATGGCTATTGAAGGTTCTGCTTTAGCTGTGCCCTTTGAGTTTGCTGCTAGAACATTAGGAAAACTAAGGGCGCAAAAAACTAAAGAAATTGATGTAAAAGAAGCATCTAAAACAGATGAAAATATTGCTACCGATATATCAGCAGAACAAACATTACAAGAAGCACAACCATATAAACCACAAGCTGGCGTTAAAACTTATGATGAAAATTTAAAACAAAAAGAAAATATTATTAAGGCACAACAAAAAGATCCTATTAATTTTAAATTTGATGATGTTAGTGGTAATGCTGCTGCAAAAGTTGGTAAAAATAAATTTGATTTTGTGCGTAATCCAGATGGTACATATCAATTAAATATAAAAGGTTTTAGAAATAAAGAAGAGGTTGAAGCAGCAATAAATATTGAAAAAGATATTCAAATGACTAAGGGTGTTGATATTGATAATGAAATTCCGTACCTTAGAAAAAAATTTACTGAAGAAGAAATAGATAGGCCAGTAGAAAAATTTAACAATTTAACAGATGCAAAAAAATATGTTGTTAAAAGATTTGTTAATAAGGGCGGTTTACCTAGCGATCTAAGCCCAGTACAACCAAAAGTAAAATTAGCTCGTTCTATATTAAAGTTTCACCCAGAAGATTATGGTTTAGAAGATATTGCATCATCTATGGGTTATACAAGAAGAGAATTACCACCATCATATCTGTCAAAAGATTTAAGACCAGGTGATGCTTTTGAAAGAGCTGGGGAAAAGTTAAGCGAAGCAGGATTTGCTGGCAGGTTGAGTGATCGGACAACAGGATATAGTGGTTTGGAAAAAGACGAAATTGATATTATTTTAGCAGACAATAGACCTTTACCATCAGATGCAAAATTTAATGATTATCAAAATTTTCAAGCTCAACAAAATGCAGCAGATAAATTGGTTAATAAATTAGAATCTGCTGGGTACGATCCTACTGCTATGACTAACGCACAAGTTAAGTCAGCATTAAAAAACATAGACAATGAAGAAAATTATATACAACAAGGTTTAGATCAAGCAGAATATTTTGACAGTCAAGCCGATGAATTTGAAATACAAATAAGATCAAGGGCTGAAAGAGTGGCTAGAGAAGCAAGAGAAGCTTCTGGTATTGTTGATGAACCAGAAATTAGATTGTCTCAAGGTGGTAATAAGCCGCCAATAGAAGGTCCAGAAAAAGCTGGTAACATAAGATTAGACAAGTATGCTGAACCAGAAGATTTTAAAAAGATAGTTCAAGATGTTGTAGATAATCAAGTAAATCTTGATGCAGCTCGTAGGGTGGTTAAGTTTGGCTCAAAAGGAGAAGAGCTTACAGCACTAGCACAACAGCTTGGCATGACACCAGACGATGTTATGTTAAGAAAAGTTGGGCAAGCTTTTAATGCTGAACAAGTTCATGCAACCAGAATGTTATTCGATGAAGCTGGCGCAAGAGTGGCAACATTAGCAAGAAAAGTAGCAGATCCATCGCAAGCATCAGATGCTTTAAGAGTTGAGCTTAAATATGCTATGACTAAGTTTGCTTCTTTAGCAGAACAATTAGTTGGTATAACTGCTGAAGCTGGTCGAGCTTTACGGGCTTACAGAGAATACATTGGCCCAGCCGAAGAAAAAAATAAATTTATTGCAGATTTTTTAAAAACAAATACTAGAGATGATATTGATGAAGTGGCTAAAGCTATCACACAAATTGATTCTGATGAAGGCTTGGCAACATTTGTCAAAAAAGCTTACAAACCAACAACCAAAGATATGATTCAAGAACTGTGGATTAATGGCCTGTTATCAGCGCCACCAACACACATGGTTAATATTATTTCCAACACAATAACAACTGGTCTTAGACCAGCAGAATATTTCTTGGCTGCTGCTGCAGGAAAATTTAGAAAAGGCGATGATAAAATTACTTTTGGTGAAGCTGGAGCAAGACTTGCTGGTTCTATTTATGGTGCATTAGAAGGTTTAAGAGGAATTGGCAAATCCCTAATTAAACCAATACCTTTTGTTGGTGAAAGGTTTGGTGCAACCTTAGAAGAGTCTTTTGATTTAGCAGACCCTCTTACTAAATTAGAATTATCAAGACAAAAAGCCATACCTGGTTTAGCTGGTGATATTATAAGAATTCCAGGAGCAGCGTTACAAATTGGTGATGCTTTCTTTAAAAACATAGGACAACAACAAGAATATTTTGGTCGAGCTGTAAGAAAAGCCAAAGCAGAAGGAAAAGGTATAAAAAGAGCTTATGAACTTTTAAGGGATAAATCCAAACTTGGTGCAGAAGTAAAACTAGATGCCATTGATGAAGGGCGTTATGTAACATTTACTAAACCATTAACAGGGCTTGCTCGAGATTGGCAGACTTATGTAGCTAGACATCCAGGGTGGAGATTCCTAACTCCTTTTGTCAGAACGCCAGTCAATATTGTTAATTACGCTTTTGATAGGTTGCCAATATCAGCATTTTTTGGTCAAACAAGAGAAGACATATTTGTTAAGGGTGGTTTAGCAAGAGATAAGGCATTAGGTAAAATAGCTTTAGGCAGTTCAATAATGTTGGGTGTTTCTGCGCTAGCACAAAACGGACAAATAACTGGCAGGGGTCCTTCAGAATGGAAAGAAAAACAACAACTTATGGAAGAGGGTTGGCAGCCATATTCTCTTAAAGTTGGTAACAAATATTATTCTTACAATAGGTTTGAGCCTGTTGGTATATTGTTTGGTGTGACAGCCGATCTCAATGAAATTGTTAGAAATGCACCACAAAAGTTTCAAGATGAAAATAAAGATGCCATAGCAGATATAGCTACACAACTTGTTGGTTCTGTGTCTGAAAACTTAATTAATAAAACTTTCTTAACTGGTTTGGCTGGTGCGGTTGAGGTTGTTAGTGATCCAGACAGATATGGTGATAAATTCTTACAAAGATTTGCGGGGTCATTTGTACCAACTGCTTTTTACTATGGTAGAAAAGCAGAGGATAACTTAGTAAGAGATGCCAGAACAACAACCGATAATTTAATTAATAGACTACCTCAAGTTGGTGGTGAGTTTTTCTTTGGTAAAACATCTAAAGATTTGCCGCCCAAAAGAAATGTATTTGGTGAAACTATAAAATATAGACCAACACCAAATATTTATGGCTATACTTTTATTCCAATTAACATTTCAGAGATACAACAGGATCCAGTTTTTGCAGAGTTAAATCGAATTGGTTATATACCAAGTATGCCACAAAGAAAAATGGGATCTGTTGAATTAACAGCAGATCAATATGAGTCTTTATTAAGAATACAAGAAGAGCTTGGCACAAAACAACAACTTGAACAGGTGGTTTTGAGTCCATATTATATTGATAGCACAGAATATCAAAAACAAATGATATTAGAAACTTTTATAAAAACATATCAAGAAAGTGCCAGAGATATCTTTAGAGCAAGAAACCCAAATGTGGTGCTTGAAGACGCAGAAAACAAAAGAAAAGAAATACAAAAATGAACCAACAACAGATAGGCCGTGCGGGTGAACACCTCACGGCTTCGTATCTGTGTCGTTACTTCGATGAAATCTTTGAATGTCCACCCCACGCACGCTATGATTTTCTTGCTGTCTCAAACAACAAATCGTATAAGATTCAAGTTAAAACCTCTAACTCAACCTTTTTAAAAAACAATAACGATTGGGTGCGTTGGGATATTAAAAAGAAAGTCTCAAACAAAACTATAAGCAGAATATACGATAAAGAAGAAGTCGATATTTTTGCTTTTTGTTTTCTCTCTTTAGATA